TAGATATTATGGTTGACACTGCTGATCCTGCGGCTGCTGGTCAATTTGAATTGATTGTTCTGTATGTTGTAGACGGTAGAGCTGCATTCTCACAAGGTTAATATCATGGCTATCACTAAGAAATGCGATAGACAAGAATTAATTAGTGCATTGGTAGAAGCTACTTATGATGATTTTGATACAACTATCATCGGAACAGCTGGGACTTCTACTATGGAAGCTATCCAATTACCAGAAAAAGCAATTATTACTGGTGGTAGTTTAATTGTAGATACAGCTTGGAATACTGGTGGTGTACATGCTACTGGAGTCCTAACTTCATCTGCAGCCCCTGCTGACACTAATACTGTAACCATTGGCGCTACAGTATATACCTTTAAAACAGCGTTATCAGCTGGTCCTGCTGTAGCTTATGAAGTTCTTATTGGGGTTAGTGAAGCCACCTCTCTCAATAATTTAGCTGCTGCTATTAATGCTGGAGCTGGTGTAGGTACTACCTACTCTACTGGTACTCTTGTTCATCCAACTGTTACTGCTGTCTCTAATGGTGTTCATACTGTTACCGTCACGGCTAAAACAGGTGGAACTGCTGGCAACTCAATTGCTACTACTGAAACCCATGCTAATGCTACTTGGGGAGCAGTCACTCTTGCTAATGGTGCAGCTCCAGCTGATACTGTCGCAGTTAAGATTGGAAGTGAAACCTATTTGACTGCTACTTCCGTAGATGCAACAGGTAGAACAGCTTTAGTTCCTACAGGTACTAAATTAAGCGCAGTTGATACTGTTGATTTAATTTGGGATGTAGCTAATACTACAGTGGATGTCCCTACTGCTGGTACTTTAAGATTAGAAGTGCAGTATATTGTAGATGGTAGAGCCTCCTTTTCAGAGGGCTAAGAAACTAAGCCCTATGGTCTTGATTAATCGAGGTCATAGGGTTTTTTTATAACTAAAGGATTATACATGAGTAAAGTTAAGAAATTTAGAAGTCCAAATGGTAAGGAAATCAGGATTGCAACTACTGATGGGCATGTAGCCATCATAGGAAATGAATTAAGAGATTTACCAGAGTTTTTATGGTCACATGCTTATGCAGCTGGTGCCACTTCAGAAGATATTAAATCTGAATCCATGGAAGACTATATTGCTTCTAAAAAAAGGGAAGCAGATGAAAAAGCAGCATTAGAAAGAGATGAAGTTAAAGGCATTTTGAAGTCTCTATTCGAGAACCCTAAAGATGTTGTAGACTCTAAAGGTAATTTGATACATAGAAAAGCAATTACTTATATTGGTAAGCCTGTTAAGAAAGATGAATTGGATAGCATTTGGTCTGAAGTAACAAAAGAATCAGAGGTATAATATGACACTATTAGAACTAGTAACTCATCTTAGGACTAATATTCTTTATGACACAGGCGGTACAGGTGTAGATTGGACGCAGTTCTCAGATACAGATGCTGACTCTATGCAATTAAGATGGACTAATGAAGAGCTAGTTGCTAATATTAATGAAGCTATTAATCAAGTTTATCGTAGAACCTCTCCTATAAAAGATACTTATAGTCTACCAGTTAAAATTAGTACTATAAACTATACCCTCCCATCTTATATTAAACAAGTTAGGTCAGGAAGAAGAGAAGATGGTAAATCATTAGTAGAATTAGAATTAAGTGATTTTACTCATATTATAGATTTTGATACTAGAACAGGCGACATAGAAAATTACATACCAGATACATCTACTGGTAAACTTAGAATATACCCTACTCCTACTAAAGATGAGATTGTTACTTTATTTGTATATAGATTACCTAAAGTAAAATTAACTTGGGATGACCCTGATTCTTCTCCAGAATTAGCTGAGGATTATCAAGTACCTATGTTATTTGGAGCAGCTTCATTATGTTATATGAAAGATGAAGCAAATACTTTTGATCCTAATAGATCTGCTTATCTAAGTGGTCTTTTTGATAGAGAGTTTCCATTTACTTCGGTGTACTCTACTATTAGAAAGAGTAGAAATGCTAAAAGACCTATTAGGTATGGAGGTATTTAATGCCAATACATCCTAAAACAGTTCATATTTCGCAATTTAAAGGTATTAATAATGTTTTAGATGCTGAAAGTACTCCTCCTGAGTATCTTAAAAAAGCTGATAATGTCAATATAGATAAGTTAGGCGGGATTAAAAAAAGAAAAGGATATACTTTAGAGGATTCAGGTCTTTATACATCCTTATGGTCTTCAGAGACTACTCTAGGTATGTATGCAGTTAAAAATGGGACGCTGCTTAGAAAATATGCAGATGGTTATTCTACTATAATAAAAAGTGGAATTACTTCTGATACACTCTCTTTTGAAGAAATAGATGGGAAAATTTATTTTTCTTCAATCTCTACTAATGGTATAATAGACTTTGATGGTTTAAGAGATTGGGGTTTACCTCCTGTAAATATGGGAGTTACTCTTACTCAAACAGTAGGAGAAATGCCAGCTGGTACTTATATGGTTGGTTTTACTACAGTAACATCAGATGGGAGGGAGTCTGGACTTACTACTACTTCTACTATTACTCTTAGCTCTACAGGCGGCATTACTCTTACTCTACCTGTATATACTAACACTAATATAGTCTATTGTAGAGTGTATTGCTCTACAACAGATGGTAATACTTTATATTTCTCTAAAATAGGAACCCCTGGAGAAACTATTAAAATTACAGATTCTCGTAATCTTATCTCTCCTCTTAGAATGTTTGGACTATACAATCCTCCTTTAGGCCATATAATTAAGTATTATAGAGGAAGGATGTATGTTGCTCAGGATAATATATTATGGTATTCAGAACCATATCAATATGAACACTTTAAGATTGATTCTAATTATATAGAGTTCCCCAGTAAAATTAGGGAAGTTATGCCAGTAGAGGACGGTATATGGATAGGGTCTGATAAACTATATTATCTGTCTGGTGAGGATGCTTTAACATTTAAAAGGACTACTAAAGAAGAAGTTAAGATAGTTGAAGGGACTGGTCATAAATTAAGTGGGAGTTATGTTCATATCGATAATACTCCAATAGGATATAAATGGTTAGTTACTTCTAATTTAGGTATCTTTATATTATTTAATCAAGGTATGACTATTAATTTATCTGCTCAGAATATTAATCTTAAAGCAGCGGATTCAGGAATGGCTACATTTTTAAAAACTGAGGGTATGAATCAATATCTCTCTATTTTAAAAACTAATCAAAATCCTAATAATTCAGTTGTGGGAGATTTGGTTGAAACAACAATAGTCAGAAATGGCATTATTATAACTTAGGAAAATAAATGATTGAAAAGAATTTAAAAATTGGCGGTATCTTCAGATTTGAGCATGTTCGTAATGGAGAAGTGATTGATACATGGGAAGAGCCTAATTTAGTAGTAGATGAAGGGCTTAACTATGCTTTAGATGCCTCTTTTTCAGGTGGGACTCCTATTACTTCGTGGTTTGTTGGAATATATAAAAATAACTATACACCTATAGCAGCTAATGTTATGGCTACATTTCCTGGTGCTGGTGTAGCTAACGAAGCTAACTCAGAGTATTCTGAAACTACTCGTCCAGCATGGACTGAGGCAGGAGTCTCTTCTAAAACTATTACTAACTCTGCTTCTCCAGCAGTATTTACATTTGCTAGTGGTGTCTCTATTTATGGAGCCTTCTTGTCTAGTTCTTCTGTAAAAGCAGGCACTTCTGGTACTTTAGGGGCTGCATCTAAGTTTAGTGCAGTAAGAACTATGTTAACGGCAGATAAGTTAAATATTACTTATACTCTTACAATATCCTCTACATAATATGAATAACCTCCCCCCTTCTTATAGTTTTAAAGGTGATAAAACAAAGGCTATTTCTCTCAAATCTGAGGCATTACAGTTTAGTAATTTTATTTCTAGTCAAGCAGAGAAGGAGGGAGTTAATTCTATTTCTAGGAAAAAGATACTGTCTGATGGTTCTATCATCAGTGTAATATCTAGTAAACAAAGTAACTATAATAATAGATTCAATTCTATTAAAATTACTTCTCCTATTTCTATTAAAAAATTAAATGAGACTGGAGTATATTGTACTTATTATTATACTGCTCTTCCTACAAGTTTAGAAATGGATGGAGCAATTTATGTAGATGGAAACACTCCTCCTTTTAGCATACCCCCAACATTAGGAATTTCTACCTTAATTAATAGTAATGTAGATACACTCATTGCTAAAAATGATAAAGTGTATTCCACTTTTAATGCTACTTCTACTGGGAGTATATTACATAATAGACAGCCAGTATTAGGTAGTATTTCTAATACTTCTGGAGTCTCTCCTCATTGGGATAAGGTTTATAGTTCTGATATGACTGGTTCTCCATTATCTGTTACTGGGATAAGTGGGGTAGTTGATGCTTACTATTCTAGTGCGTATAGTATGGTATGTTCTCTTTATCAATCTGCGGATTTTATTCATATATATTTAGATAAAGTAGTGGGGGATACTATTACTAATAAAATGGATATATATTATGAAGCTAGCCCACTAACATTTACTATAACTACCTATCATGATACTTTAGGTACTGTTACTTCTAATAAAGTATCTTCGTTACCTACAATGACTTTCTTTGATAATCCAAGAGTTTGGGATGCTAGATTTTCTCCTGATGGAGCTTATTTAAGTATATTGCTCCAACAACGAGTAGCTTCTTCCCCTAATTCAAAAATGGTTGTTCTAGATTTTGTAATAAAGTTAGACTCTAATGGAGTATGGGCAGACCCTAATCCTTCTCCTGCTATAACATATAATATATCTAATGATACTTCTTTAGTAAATGGTACTCCTAATTCATCAAACTATTTAACTGCTATTAATAATAATGTTAGTTATAATATATCAACATTTAACTATGTAGAGAGTATTAATAGAGTTAAAGTAATATCTTCAACTGCTACAACTTCAGGTAATCATGATTTTACACATAATCCTACTTATCCTACTGTAACAAGAATAGCGTACTGGGCTAGAAATGTATCCAGTACTGATTATACCTATAATGTAATCTCTAAAGGTAGTTCGGTAGTTGGTTTTCTTTATGATTCAACTATAACCAATACTTATTATAACAGACACTGGATTACTTTAAATTACGAATTCCAAGATAAAACTGGGACTAAAGTAACTGGTGATGTAGGTATTACAGATAATTACGATTATACTGATTTAGATTATAGTGCTTTAACTGGTGGTATAAGTGAAGTGACCATGTATGACCCTGGAGATATATCAATTCTTTCTGGATTTAATATAGGTAGATCATTGATAAGGACTTATAAGAGAGATGCTAGGTTAGTAGCTTTAGTTAAATTAGAAGGGGTTATTAAAGGTAAAATATTAACTCAATTTGACTCTTCTATGGAAGGAGTTATGGATACGGATGTAATAACTGAGAGTAAATATACTCTTGATTGGACTTTTGATAATTCAGTAGGCCTTGCTTTAGGGTATAAATACATCTATCCAATTAACCATTATTTTATTAAAACAAGATCAATACAGAATAATAATTCTTTTTTCTATGATGCTATAAATGGATCTACTTCTGTAGGTGTATTTAATTATAATAAATCGATAGATTTTACATCGTTTAGAAATACAATAAATACTTGGAATAAAAAATATGAGGCTGTAATATCAGCTAATGCTTATAGATTTCCTAATGGGGTACAAATAACTCATTCTAATGCAGTAGTAGATTATTATTCACAGGTACTGAATAGTAATATAAATACTACTATTACTTCTTTATTAGGAATAGTAAATACTAAGGAGACTACCTCTTCTACTCCTGCTAGTATCAGTACCGTCCAGGGAGTTTATACTAGTATACCTGCTCCATCAACCACTACTACTGAAAGTAGGGCTATACATACTGTAGTAGGTGGAGGTAATGGTATCTATATTAAAATGGGTCCTAATAGTTATCTAGCATGGTGTAATACTAATGTATCTGGATCTGGAAGAATAACTAATTATTTATTAATAAATGGAGTAACAATCCCCCAATTAATAAATATAAATGCTTTTAATAATTTTCCTGCAAATCAGGGGTTTGGAATAGGATTCAGTATATAAGATGACACAAATATTTGAAAATAATGCAAAGACGACTTTATCAGCAGGTATAAATAATAGTACTACAACTATCCCTATTACTGCTGAAACTATAGGTGGAGTTTTTCCTACTCCAGGAGGGACTGAATGGTACTATGCTACTCTATCTAATATAGCTGTTACTTTATTTGAGATCGTTAAAGTAACTGCTCGTTCTGGAAATAATCTAACAGTAGTTAGAGCACAAGAAGGTACTACTGCCTTATCTTGGACTACTTCTGACTTTATCTATATGGGTATTACTCAGGCTACTTTAGAGACTTTTCCACAAGGATTTAATAACGCTGGGGATGCTAAAGGGACTAATGCAGTAAACCTGCAATCTGGTAGAACTGGAACAACTAGAGTTGCTAGTGGAACTGGAACTGTAGCAGTAGGCTATGACACTAAAGCTTCTGGGCCTTATTCTATTAGTGTAGGGTACGGTAATGAGGCCACTATAGATTATGCTGTATCTATTGGAACAAATGCTGTAGCTCAAACAGGCACTTATGCTATTGCTATTGGGGCTTATTCTTCATGTGAAGGTGCTGATTCAATAGCCATGGGTAGAAATTCAGACGCTCAAGTCGATAGAAGTCTATCTATTGGTAGGCTGTCTAAAGCAGCATTTAGACAAACATGGAGTACTGGATTAGCAGTAATAGCTGGAGATGTAATAGGATCAAGTGCTGGTAACTCTGCTTTTGTATGTACTAACTCAGGAACTACACATGCTACTACTGAACCTACTTGGGTTACAACTTCTATAGGTACTAGCACATCTGATAATGGTGTCACTTGGGTATATGTTGGTAATACTGCTTCAGCCAGTATCTTTGAAAACACAGCTATAGGTTATAGATCTAAAGCTTACGATTTTGGTGCAGTTTCTATTGGTAGTCAATCTGCGTCTGGATTAGAAGGAGTGGCTGTAGGTGATATTGCTTTAACAGGTTATCATGGTGTAGCTGTTGGAGGAAACTGTTTCGCATGGGGAGAGAAGGCTATAGGTATAGGGCATGGTGTTACTGTAGACTTCGGAGGTGGTCTTTATAATACTGCTATTGGTGCTAATGCTTATATTGATGGTTCTAAGAGTTACTCTTCTGCCTTTGGTGGGGGTGCTTATAATGTAATAGACAATAGCTATGTTATGGCAGGTGTTAATCTAATACATGCTAGTGGAGCAGGTGATCCATTTGTAAATCAATCTGGTAATGAGTCTATTATTGTTTCTAATATAGTTGACTTAAAGACGACAGCAGATGATGTATCTACTATTACTATTCCTACTGGAGCTTCTTTTTATGTAGATGAGGTAGGTGTAATTGTAACTTCATCTAATACGGTTACAGTACAACCTACTGTGTCTTTTGGTAAGACTGGCGCCACTACTGATTTACTAGCAGCTACATTAACTACTAAAGCTGCTGTTAAAGGGAGGGATAAATTTGCACCTTTACATGGGGATGGTTTAACAACTCTAACAGCCAGTGTCAAAATTGGTGCTACTGCAACTACCTTATCTGGAAGATTTTACTGGAAGGGTATTCTTATTGAGGATTAATAATGGCTATTAACGGATCTACAATCAATGGAGCAGCTATAAATAGCCTAATTGGAGAAGTGTATTCAGTGTCTATCTCTGAATCTACACAACTTCAAGGGTATGACACTCCACTTGGTCCATATTATCCTGTATCCTCTTCTATTGAGTATACAACTGATTTAACATATACTCAGACATTTACTATATCAGAAGTTGTATCTTTAGTATTAACTGAATTACAAACTATTAACTCGTCTCTTACAATAACAGAGATCATAACTATTATAGATGATATACTAGTTAGTTATAATTCTACTATTTCTGAGAGTATAGTTTATACTTCTACTCTTACTGGATTAATTTATCAACTAGAACTATTAATAGAAAGTGTTAGTCTAAGTGATTCTGTTAGTGATAAAGTTATTTTTATTAACGCTATTAGCAATATACTTTCTATAATAGATAGTATTGACTATGGTACTCAAGAAACTATAGTAGATCTATTAGTATTAGATGCAACTTTAGTGGATTTATATAAATCTTACGCTACTTTAATAGAATCAGTAATTAATACTGATACTTTATCACCTAGTCATATATCTATTATATCTTTATCAGATGAATGGAGTCTATTAGGAACTTCAACATCTAAATCACAAATATACAATGTCATTATCGATGATTTTATTCTTTCTGTTCCTACTACTTCTGGCCAGAATGCGTATTTAGGATATGCTCTATCTCCAGAGACAAATTCTATAACTACTTATACTAATTATAATTTTGATGGTAGTTGTGAATATGAAGGTAATTATTATTTCTATAATTCTACAGGGTTATATAAGTATGGTGGAACTACTGATAATAATGTAGCTATCCGATCTATTATAGAAACTGCTGGAATGAGTTTTGGCACTACTAATAAAAAATCTATCCCAAGTATATATTTAGGAGCTACAAACTCAGGTGGATTAATTTTAAAAGTTAGAGTAGATGGTATAGGCGAAATATTCTATAAGTTAAATAAGTATACTAATCATTTACAAACACAGAAAATTGATGTAGGCAAGGGTTTACTTGCTAGGTATTTTCAATTTGAATTAATAGTTGATGCAACTTCTTTTGATATGGAGAGTATAGATTTTATGCCTATGGAAGTTAAGAGGAAATTATAATGGCATTTCAAGATATGAATGGGGAAGTAATTGTCCCTGATGTAGATAATTGGTTAAATGTTTTAAATGATTATGCTGAATCAGCAGTAAGATCGGCAGATAGTGTAGCTCAAGGTTTATTAGGGTTTAGCGCTGATTCATATCAGCCTAATGTTACTTTCGACTCTATTACTACACATGTAGGAGTAGGTACTGCTACTAAACCAGTAGCTCCAAGTATTAATACTACCACACATACTCCACCATCTCCACCTTTAATTACATTACCAGTAATAGAAGATATAGGAGTTCCTCCTACTTTTACTGAGCCTGACCCCTCATTAAATATACCCACAGTTCCCTCTCCATTAGATGCAAGTATCCCAGTAAAAGATTTTACTATAAATACTAGTTTTGATTATCCTATTGCTCCTAGTGATCCATTACCAGATGTCCCTACTTTACTATCGCTAAATATACCTACAGCTTCAGCTTTAGACATCCCTTTATTTGATTTAGATTTTCCTACTTCCAACTCTTTAGTAGTTCCAGGAGTTACTTTTTCTTTTAATGAAGATTTATATTCATCTCCACTATTAACTGGTATAAAGGATGAGTTGCTCTCTAGATTAGCTGGTGGCACTGGGTTATCACCAGAAGTAGAGGAGGCTTTATGGTCTAGAGCTAGGGATAGAGAGTCTAGGGCTTCATTATTAGCTGAAAGAACTCTATTGATAGATAGGGCTTCTACAGGATTTAGTCGTCCAACGGGGGCTACTCAAGCTGCCTTAGATCAGATTGTACAAGAAACTCAAGCTAAGATTATAGATCTTAGTAGAGAGATAATGATTAAACAAGCTGAGTTAGAACAAGAGAATATAAAAACTTCTATTCAGCAAGCTATAACTCTTGAAGATTTACTAATTAAAGAGCATCAGCAAATAGTCCAAAGAGCTTTTGAAGTTGCTAAATATATTCAAGATATTGCAGTTGAAATATTTAAGATTCAAGTTAGTGTATTTCAAAGTGAAGTAGAAGCATATAAAGCATTTGCCACTGCCTACTCAGCTAGAGTCCAAGCAGAACTTAGTAAAATAGAAATATTCAAAGCTGAGATAGAAGCTGAAAAGTTAAAAGGAGATATTAACGAACAGAATATTAGAATCTATCTTGCTAGATTAGATGGTGTTAAAGTTAATGTAGAGATATATAAAACATTAGTAGAGACTATCTCTGAAAAGCTTAAAGCTGAAAATCTTAAATTAGAGACTTATAAATCTGATATTCAAGCGTATACAGCTCTTGTAGGAGCTAAGGCTGCTGAATATGGAATGTATGCAGATCAGATGAAAGGTGAGTTAGCCAAGGTAGATGTATTTGAAGCTAAGGTCAAAGCTTTTGTATCTAGAATACAAGGATATGCAGCTACTTCAGATGTAGTAATTAAAAAAGCTCAAATGGCTGTAGATATTCAAGAATTGAATATTAAGAAATATGAAGCTGATATAGAAGCATTTATTAAACAAGTACAAGCTGATCAGTTAGTATATCAAGCAGCTGTTGATCTTTATAAAGGTGAGACTCAGATGTATTTGGCTGATGTACAATTAGCTCAAGCATCAAGTGAACTAGCTCTAAAATCTGCTGAAAACACTATAATACAGAATAAATATAAATCTGATTTAGGTATTACAAATGCTCAAATTACTTTAGAGAGTTTAAAGAGTTCATACACTGCTATGCTTAATGCTAGAATAGCTGCTGGTTCTATATATCAATCTATAGGTACTTCTGCTTTATCCGCTATAAATGTATCTGCTAGTCTATCTGGTGGTGTTAGCTATAGTGGTAATGAAAATAGAAATTATGCTTTATAAGGAAACAATTAATGGCGTATAGTCCAGAACAATTAAAGAAAATAGGAGCTAATTTTACTTCTCCTACCCCTTCTCCTGCTGGAAGAAGTACTCAACGTTCCCAAGCTTCTGCTGGGACTAAGAGCACCATCGCTGGTAATGCAGATGCTAGTGGAACAGG